CATTGTTATCGAATACGTCATCAGTAATATCTTTAGCTGCGGTACCAGCTTGGGAACCAGATTTAATGTCCCCTACATCTTCTCCATCTACTTTCCCTAATAGGTCACCGTCTTGACGAAGAAGTGGTTTCCATTGTAAAGCCATGGCTTACTCCTTTCTTCTCTTATTCGTCTACAGCAACAACAAGGTCAGTACCGTCAAAATACACAGTACCCGCGCTGTTATCAGCCGGAGCCGAAGATAGTTCCTCAAGATGCATTGCACCCTGATAATCAACGGCAAACACTTCATTGCTACCGTTCTTTAGTTCAAAAATTCTTCCCGATGTTAAATCCGGGCTTGATGTAAATACCAACTTATTTCCGGCTGTTAAAGAATGCTCTATTGTACTTGGGTTAAGCAGCTCCACATCCGTGGTGCCATTATCCCTATAGAACTTACCATCCGCTTTACGAAATATCAGTTGTTGATAAACATCTTTTACAAGATTACTGTCTAATGTTCCTGCCATTATGCTACTCCTACTGCAGTATATGTTGGTTGTAAGGGTGCGGTAACTGACGCATATACAGGCATAGCCGGTTTCAGCACATTCACAAATGAAGATTGGTCACTGGCTGTCTTAAATATACTATTTATCTGACTGAAATAGTAAGATACCTGTTCGAATCTTTTTCCACCTATTCCTATCATTTCTCAAGCATCCCCATTAATTTTTCTAATTTTAAAGATAAATTATCCTGTCTATCATGAAGTTTAGTCATCATAGTGTAATTACGGTCATTGTCCACCCTTAAATCTTTCATAACGTACTTTAGTAATACCCCAGCAAATATTACTATCAAGCCCCACACGCCAAATGTCTCAATTAAATATTCAATGTCCATTAAAAATCCACCGGCTTGATATATTTAACAGGTCCTGTTCGGGCTCTATATGCATAAGCTCTTCCATCTCTTACACCCTTTTCAAATTTGGAACCAAAGTATTGTGCGCTTTGCAAACCGGTTCCTCCTTGTTTTTCATAACCTAATTGGATTGCTTTATCTACAAGATGTTCATGAAATTGTTCTGGTATCTCTGATTGCTGACTTAAAAAATTTTCCGAGCCTGCAGTTCCCATTGTCCATGCATTTTCTTCACCCGCTGCTGATACCTTTAAATATTGCTGATTAGCATCTAAAGTTCTATTCTCTAATGCTTCTCCAGCCAACTTAAAAGGCTCAGACTTCTTATAGTAGAATATATGTATATCCTTACCAGCCTCACCAACTCCCGGGGATGTAAATTCCTTTGTGGACGGGTCATATTCAGCTATCCATATAGCACCCCGTTCAGTCCAATAGACCCACTGTTTTGTATCCATACCCATTATGTCAAATCTCTACTCTGTGGACGCCCAGCTAATCTACTTATAGCTCTACCATCAAAATCTACACTTTTAATCTCAAGATGGTGGTCATCCAATGCATAACCACGTTGTCCCTCAACAAGGGGGAATGCATCCGCTGATTCATTGATTCTGGTTCTCGCAGAGAACTCATCTTGAGCTCTATTTATAAGCCCACGTATCTCTACTATTCCAATATCAGGATGATGTTGTTGAATTATTTCAATCATTTCTTTAAATTTCATCGAGTCACTCCTACACGTGTTGAATCTTCAGGCACATCTGTTGCATACGGAGCATAAAACTGTTCATGTAAACTCGTCACAAACTGTAATTGTCCCTGTAACCACTGATATACCAAGGTGTCTTTACCTATCTGTGTTTGAAAAGCTTGGATATTTTTCGAGAGATTTGTACTATATACCTGTACCTCCTTAGCTAAATCCGCTTGGTAATGACTAAGTTCATTCTGATATCTACCCAAACTATTTGAATACTCCTGAGTCACTCTTGACAAGTCATTTTGTCCCTCCGCCATCAGTCTCTGAGACTGTAACTGATATTCAGTAACTAATTTCTGTACTTCTTGTTGGTATCCAGCGGCTAATCCATTGTATACATTCAATTCATTCTGCAACTCTGTATTAAACTCTTGTAGCTTATGTCCATATTTTACCTGCCATTCATCTATCTTCTTCTGATTATCGAGTGTCCACTCTTGGACGGCGTTATTAACCTGCGCTTGATATTCTTGCATTAATGCAGAATGCTTTTGAAGTTTTCTTCCCTCAAGAGATTCTGCAAGCTGTGCATCTTGCGTAGCTGTCTGTATCCTCCCTTGATATAGAGCATTAGTCTTGTTAAAGACATTTAGAGCATTCTGTACAGCCAGAGAATACTCTTGCATCTTCTGAGTATACTCAAATTGCCATTGCTGAAAAAGAACATCATACTGTGTCTTATAGTCTAATACTGCTTGATTAATCTGTTGTTGATGCTGTGCTACCAGACCTTGCCACTTTTGTAAAAGTTGTGCTGAATGCTGGTCTGCATGTTGTGCATTTTGGATTGCTTTCTGTATAGCTCCTTGATAGACAACATTCGCTTCATTAAATGTATTTAAATTGTTCTGAATACTTGCGCTATATTCTTGTAATCTGCTCCCGTATTCAGTTGTCCATTTTTCGATTTTCCTCTGATTATTCAGTGTCCACTGCTGTATAGCATTATTAATTTGCGCTGAATATTGCTGTATTTGTGTACTATATTCTTGTACAGCCCTTTGAGACCTTGAATCGTGAAAAGTAGCATCTTGTATTCTAACTTGTAAATCCTTCTGATAAGCAGTATCTAAAGAATTGAACAAGTTCAGATTATTTTGTACATCTACACTGTACTGTTGCAGTCTACTTGAATATTCGGTAGTCCATTTGTCTATTAATCTTTGATTATTTAGCTGCCATTCTTGTACAGCTTGAGTCACTTCCTGCTGATGTTGCTGTATTAGTGTACCATACTCTTGTAAATCCCTTGCATATTGTGAATCTAAAAGCTGAGCATTTTGGACCGCAACTTGTAAACCAGCTTGGTATGCAACATTCTCTTTATTAAATACATTTAGTGCATTCTGAGCTTCGGCTTGATACTGCTGTAACATAGTTCCATAAGCCTGTACATAAGCACTAATTTTTGAAATTTGAAGTTGCCCTAATTCTGTATCTTCTTCTTCCTCAATGAGCTCTGATAATACATTCCACCATTGTGCATAATCCATTTCATCTTGGTCATCATTTATCTCTCCTAATGATGAAGCAATGGTCACCAAGGTTGGGTTAGATTCATCGCTTGTAACAACGGGCGCAGTAGGAGCAGTATAACCCGGAACTGTTTCGCCATAAGTTAGACTCGCTTGCCCTGTAGAAGGAGCAGCTATATCACCAGCATCTATTGAGATTAAGTCATTGTCATCCTTGGTGAGTTTTACATCAGTTAGAGTTGGGTAACCGGGGGTATCAAATTCTGGGGCTGTATATGTAGGAACATCAGCAATACCGGTTAAATCAATCGTTGATGCACCAATAATTGCACCGTTATCTTGAAGCATTTCAATGTCACCAGCATCTAAACTTATTAATTCATTATCCTTCGTAAGGTCTAAATCAGTTATAGTTGGATAACCGGGAGTATCAAATTCTGGAGCTGTATATGTAGGATGGGTATCCATACCGTCTAAATCAATCGTTGATGCACCAATAATTGCGCCGTTGTCTTGAAGCATTTCAATATCACCAGCATCTAAACTTATTAAGTCATTGCCAGCCTTGGTAAGGTCTATATCAGTTATAGTAGGGTAACCGGGGGTATCAAACTCAGGAGCTGTATAACCCGGAGCACTACCAAAAGAACCAATCGTTACAGCAGCAGTAAGGGCAGGAGCCTCTAATTCTGTATCTAAATCTATGTCTATTAAAGCATTATCATCAGTTAAATCTAAAGAGAGTTGACCAAGCTCCAGTACTGGTATCGTTACATCGGGGCTTGAGGCAGCTAATCCTATAGTAGGTGCTGTATAGGCTGGATAAGTAACTCCAGTCATATCGAGCGTATTAACGCTTGATAAACTTAATGACTGTGACACTGATAGTTCTATTAAAGCATTAGAGTCACTTAAGTCTATATCATGAGTACCATGTGTTATTGGATAAGTAGGTATTATTATATCCTCATCAACTATTCCAATAGTCGGTTTTGTATATGTCGGGGCACTTGGTAAATTCGCAATATCTCCTAAGTCAGTAATATCACCTGCACCACCGAAATTTGGCACAGCTGGCGCTGCTGGAGCAGTTGAAAAATAACCAGTTTCCGACAATTCAAAATCAGACACTACATCAAAGGCACTACTTTCATCATCAAAATCATCAGGAAGAGCATCCCTTAACGCCACCATCATCATATGTAATACTCCCTGAGCTGAGTAGAGTACTATAGCCTGATAGAATTCTGCGGGAAAACTTGCTATTGCTCCATTAGCATCATCAATAGCTCCATAAACTACCTTATCTACAGTCCCTCCATCCCCTTCTTCAGGAGCAGGTTTGATATATAATTTGCTCTTATCTATATAATAAGCAGGACTTTGAGGTAAAGCATAATAGATACTATCCGAATCTACTATTAAATCTTTGTGTTGCACATTTACAGGAACAGCTCTATATGAACCTCTCCTGACATTTAAAACTTTTGTATGGTCTAATGTAACACCACTATCATTTTCTACTGTAACTTCACCAGAAAATAAGTGAAGAATATCGGGATTCATTGATTCCAGTCTGGCAATTACGCTTTTCTGCGCATCAGTCAGTAATTGAGTAATTTCACTACTATAAGATGAAGCATCACCTGTATAATAAGTTATTTGATTTGTAAAACTTGCCATTACTTCTTCTTCTTTTTACTTAAAATATTCTGTTTCCGTCTTGATTCATCAAGTTTACTACTCTGCCATTTGTCACCAACATTGTTACTGCTGACAATACCCGGCGCTGGAGCAGTAGGGTCTCGATGGGGGGCACTCCAAATAAAGCACCCCCCAATCTTTTTACTATTAGCTAAACGTGAGGACAGCATGTGTTTCTGGTAGTTGGACTTCCAGACCGGCTTCGGTCAGGATGATGTCTTTTCTTCCGTCAACATTGTTGTTCTGTACATTCGTAATAATATGAGTATCACGAGATACACCGTTACCCTGTAATGGGCGATAAGCCACATTTTTCATATCAATAACAAGTGCGGTATCTTCGTACATACCTCTGAGCAAAGGCTCAGCGATAAAGTGAAGGTCTCCAAACACTGTATTAATCTTAGTAACCGAATGCCCGAAAGCACCCTTGATGTTCTGTGCATCCATCCTATAGCTCGAAGCACCAATGGTATTACCTAAAAAAGAGCCTTTATCGCCGATTTTATTAAACCAAGCAATAATTTTGCGGGAAGCTAATACAAGCTTACTGCCACTATTGCCAGACTCAGGACTCATAAAGTCCTTAAGCCAGTCTAAAAACTCGTCGTATTTGGCGCCGGCGTCGTCGCCGTCTCCATAATCAAAAGCATTATTACTACCATCGTTATATCCATGCGCTTCAGCATAGGGCATGATACCCCACGAGTGTCTAACTGGTCCAGAAGCAGCTTCATCAGAACGTCCTATGCCATAAAGCATTGCATGCTCGATGTCCATTTTATGTTCCATGAGTTTTTCTTGCCAGACCCGTTTGTACTCGTCTGATTTACCACGATAACGTGTCGCCATAGCCGTACCAGAGAATAAAGGTATAGCAGTTTTAAAAATCTGCACATAACCTTCTCTATCGTACAATTCGTCCTTCCAACCCTCTGGGTCGGTTGAACCTTCAGCAAACGCAGAACCTATTACTTGACCTTTGTAACCATTTGCAAAATGTAAAAAATCAGAAGTATTAGTAGCTTCTAATGCAGACCCGTCTAAAGAAACAGGTGTTACAGTAATCAAGGTTGAGCCTTCAGAAGCACCGGAACGAGCTGTACTCGCTCCAACTGTAGCTACTTTAGCAACCATACGTTTTTTTGCAGTACCAGCACCATCAGCATCTGTACCAACATCAACTTCTAAGTCAACAAGTTGTCCTACAACAAAATAATTGGGAGCTTCTAAAACTGAGGAACTCCGTCCATATTTATCATAAGAACAACCAAACTCGATGCTAATATTGCTTAAGACTGTTCCATTCCCTGCTACTACGTAGACGTCGCCGCCGCTATCGGCGGGGACTTCCGTTTCAACTTCGAAATTACGACGTTGCCATTGATGACGCTGTTCAAGAAACTTGAAAACCGGGTCGTCAGTAGGTTTTTTCGCAACTTTCGACAAGTAGACAAAGAAAGGACTTTGCTGTGGGGCTAATTCTGCAATTCGTTCACCGAAGTTAAACATCCGTCTGGATTGGTCCATACTCACTGCTGAGTTTAGAGCATTTCCAGCACTAACACTATATTGGTCAGCCATGATATTTAATCTCCTATGCGAGAATCATTTAGTCAAAAGGATTTTGAGCTCTATAATCCTTTATCATATCATCCATAATGCGGTCTTCACTGCTTGTCGTTTGCTCTCGATTGGAAGACGGCATTACGCCCATTGGACTTGGGATACTTTGAGCTTTGCGTGTCTGTTCAAAACCCTCTGAAGGAGGGTTCTTTACAGGGGCAGCTCTCTCCATACCACCATGGTCCAGTTGGTAAAGTTTCCACAAATTTTCGACCGTGACTGATTCCGGGTCAGACATCTTCTTAATGAAGTCGTCTATAACTTCCGGTGCAGCATTATAGTCAGTTCGCAGGGAGTTTCTTAATTCAGAATCACGTGCTGCGGCTTCCTCGGCTTGCTTAACTGCGTTAATCCTCTGTGTCTCTGCTTCTTTCATCTCTTCGCGTTCTTGTTGGATAACAGCGGCATTATATTCGGTATGTAACCGATTATAAGTGTCCATGTTTTCTCTCCAAGTTTCCACCGTGTCAAGATATTGAGCAGAATCACTCTGAGGGTCAGTATACGCTTCAGACCTATCGAAGTGTTGTGGCTTTACTGGCTTTTCGGGGGGCGGGGGGAACTCTTCCCTCGCTGGTTCAGCCTGTTTCTGTTGCTCAGCCGGTTCAGACGCAGGTTCTTTATTGAAGTTTTCCATTAAAGTATCCTGCAACTTTGAATTAGTCACCTCTAACTCGGAAATCCTATTCTGACGTTTGTCAGCTTCGGATTGCCAGTATTGGTAACGTACTTCATCGTTAGGTGCCTGTTCCTGCTGGGGCGGAGCCGGAGAGTTTTCTTGTACGACATTATTCCTCGGTGAGGCTATTCGTTCAACAGTCTCCTGCGGTTGCTCTGCTTCAGCAAACGGGTCTAATCCCTCATTGCCAAATATGTTTTCCTCTACTTGAGAATCAGTAATCTGAGTAATCTCTTGATTGTCCATATTTTTATTTTCCTTTTTTAGAGCCCTTACTGGATTTAGGGGTATCTTTAGTTTCTTTGGAGGCTTCATTGACCTCCTTGCGTATCATTCCAGTCGCATCATCAAGACGTTTTTCGAATACAGTTCCTGCCGCTTTAGCGCGGGTTGAAGTCTTATCCAAATCACCCTTGAATTTCTCGAGTTCAGCTTTCTGCTTAGCGTGATAAACTTCACGTTCTCGAGTCTGAAGGTCGCCCTTAAGTTCTTTTATTTGTCCCTGAGCTTGTTCGACCGCTTGCTCAAGTTTGGCGATTGTATCCGTCCGTTCAAGAACGCCTTCAATGTCGAAGACTTCCGTCTTCTTTAGCACTTCCTGCCTGTCAATAAGACCGTTTTTATATGCGTCCATATATAACTCAAGCTGAGCATAACGATTGGTTGGTAGAGTAGAGCCTGTAACAATAACAACGTCATAATTTCCAACGGTAATATCATTAAAAACACCTATCTCATTCCCCTTATCGTCATACAGCTTTTTGTTTATTGCAATCTCAGACATACTATTATTCGGCTGGACTACACGTGCTACTTTTTCAGTAGTATATAACTGTTGCATTAGAGGTATGATGACCTCAGCAGCACGTCTTAAACCTGCTTCTATATCCATTAACTTGGATTTCATCTTACGTTGCCCAAATTCATCAAGGCTGATAGTGGCTTTATACGTATGCGGGGCTACAGATGAGTTACCCATCATCATCTCGTATAATCCAAGTTGGTGGTCTATATCGTTTTTAGCAGTCTGCTCATTCTGATACAGCTCATTTGGTAAAGGTAATGGCTGTACAGGCGTAGGGTTCCCTTGGTCGAAGTCAACTTCTATAGCCACTCCCGGTTGAGCCCACTTCTGCTCAAATTCTCTCATATCCACACTCCCGCTGGGTACAAGAATTTTAACATTCGTCGAAGTTGTAGCGTGAGCTATAATCAGACTTCGAGTCTTATTAATGTATTCCTGCATATCCTTTACCATTCTTACATCTGATATAGGATATGGTGTTCTGGTATGCAAATTCATAAAAGGAACAACTGGAAAATGCTCAGTAGGTAGAACTCTTTCATATAGCATCTTATCACCCATAATAACACACATCTTAACCCTTGGCTGTTCTACCTCGATTGCTTCCACTGCCTTCTGTACAATGAGGTCTGCAAAAGAAAGTTTCTTCACATCGGGTGGAGGGACTTCATTAACAGACTGCCCTTCAATCTCAGCTTTTTTCTTCTGTTCGGCAAAAACCTGTGTTAACTTACCCATCATTCTTTCTGCCGTTGAGGGGTCGTCAACTATCTGACCATGAATAAGCCATACAGGTTTCTGACAGTACTCGAGGAAGTCTTCTTCGTCAAGCAATAGT